TGCACACTTTCTTCTTTTTGTTCTAAATTCATGGATCCGTTATGTCTAACACATTTTCTAGGAAAGGCGTCAGCTATCTTTTGTTGTTCGTCATTGAAATTGGTAAATATTATAACTTTTTTACCTTGATCAATTAAGTCTTTAGTGAACTCTATTGTAGAAGAAGTTTTTTCTTCAGCTAAAAACTTTCGTAATGTAACTAATTTAGTCATATGTTCTGCTAAACTAGCGTGTCCATGTTTTAGACTCCATGATTTATATTCACCCATTATCTCTTGGTAACCATGAGGGTTCTGTAATTGATGGTAGAGTGGAGAAACAATCTTAGGAGGTAGGTCTAATATTTCTTCTTTCTTTCTCCTTAAGATGGAATCTTTAGTGTATTGGTGTAGCTCTTCTAAGTTTGACGCTCCCTTAGTGTCCCAAACCAATCTACCACCTTGTCCTCTAAATTGTTTACCTTCACAGTATCTTTTCACAAAATGTATCCAATCTTGGGCAACATAGGATTTACAGACTCTTAATAGATTATAGAAATCTATAGGTCTATTTGCTACCGGAGTTCCTGTAAGTAGCCAAACCCGTTTAATGCTCTTAGCAAAATCCATTACAAGTTTTGTTCTTTTTGAAGATGTATTTTTTATAGCGTGGGCTTCATCTATAATAACTAAATCAAATTGGGAATCCAAAATTGTACTTATCTCTCGTTTAGAGATAGTTTTATTTTTGGTTGGTAGGGAGTGAAAGTTCTTTAATATATCGTAGTTTACAATAGTCCACTTATTATCGGGATCCCACTTCTTCCCTGAAACAATCCCTACTCCTGAATCATAATTTTCAATCTCTTTTTTCCAATTTAATTTAAGTGATGAAGGACAAATGATTAATATTTTTTTAGAATCACTTATCATTGCACCTAGAACTGCTGATGTGGTCTTCCCTAACCCCATATCATCGGAAAGTATAAATCTATCGTATTCTAAAAGTTTTTTAATGGCTTCTTTCTGGTGAACCATAGGAGGTCTATGGGAGAACTCATCATAATTAATTCTTTTAATATCATTTTTTACTTTCTCTTTTATGATAAACTTCTTGGGTATCCATATCATTGTTGGGTTGGTTTGTTTATCCGTAAATTTAGCCATCACATGTAGTGTATCCTCTCCATTTGCAAGTATCTTAACTAGTGTGAATTTTTTAGGTAGAAAAACTAATCTGTGTTGTTCCTGTAGTTTTGTTGCGAAATAACTCGATACTGTGATCTCTTTTTCCAAGACTATAGGTTTTTTTCTATAGTTCTTTTGGATATACTCTATTTGTTTAGGTGTTGGATTAAAAGACCCTGAAGTTTTAACTCTGGACTTAAGACTAAGCATATAGTCGTTCTCCCCAGTATAATTTCTCACTAAAGAAATATAATCTTTTATACGATTTGGATCAAGCATGCATTATATATTATTATATTGATCAATTAAGTAATTATTAGTTATTAATAGTTATTAGTGGCGTGCTTAATGCTAATTCTTAATTATAACTAAGTCAAGAGTATTTATAGTATATGGAAAATAATAGACCTAATAAAGTACCCATTACAAGACTGACTAAATTCTTTGATGATGTAGATTTTGATTTAGAGATTGGTTTTGGTCGTGAGTACATGGAGGGTGATCTTAACATGACAATAATACTGTATAGTGTTGACATTGAAAAGACAGATACAGATGATGTTTATAAAGAAGTAAGATCGCAGGATATAAGATTTTTTCCACCTATAGAATTACAAGTTAATCTAGAAATAGCACCAGGAGAAAACCAAACATACGATAATGGTAGAATGAGATATAGAGATTATGGTAACATGACATTTAATGTTTATCAAAAACAGTTGGATGAAAAACAATGTGAAATAAAATATGGAGATTATATTGGATATAGAGATACTGAGCAGAGTATGAAATTCTGGACAGTAGTTAACGATGGTAAGATATTCGCCGATAATGAGCATACTGTTTTTGGATATAAAGGAGCAACTAGAACCGTTGAGTGTACAACTGTTGATCCTAATGAATTTGAAGGAATATAGAATGGGAGTACCTAAGAACTTTTTGAAAAATATAAATATTAAGCCAGCTTCTAGGAATCATGAAAGAAGATTAGAACTATGGCAAGAAGGAATGGATGCGAGCGGTACTTTTGTACCCAAAGGAGTGTTGTATGAAGATATGGATAGAGATTTCATAAAACTTATTGAAGATGATTTGGTTATATCTGTAGAAGGTGAACAAGTACCAGTATTTTTCTTAACAATACAAAGATGGGCCGAATTCGCAAGGACTTGGAAATTTACTGATAAGGATAGGAACGTTCAAATGCCTTTTATAACAATAGTTAGAAATCCAGATATTCAATTTGGTACCAATCCAGTTACACAATATACTATACCACAAAAAAGGAGATTTGACTATATGAAGGTTCCCAACTATGATGGAGATACTTTAGGATATGATGTTTATAGAATTCCACAACCAATAGGAGTTAATCTAACCTACCAAGTAAAATTCTTTTCCTATAGAATGAGAGAAATTAATAAATTCAATAAGATAATAATGCAAGCTTTCCAATCACGACAAAAATACATTAGGTGTAATGGTCATTATTTCCCAGTTATTTTAGAGAGTATTGGGGACGAAAGTACCATTGATCAATTTGAACAAAAAAGATTCTATGTACAAAATTTTGAAATGCAATTATTAGGGTATATAATGGATGAGGAAGATTATGAGGTAACACCAGCTATTAAAAGAGTGGTCTCTTTATTTGAAACAGAACCAAATATCGTACCTAGTAAAAATCAAACCGATGGTCTTAATCCAGAACCCGAATTAGTTGAGTATAATGCGGAGTTAATTTGGGAACCTGGAGAAGACCCAACAATTCCTATACCGTACGTGACAAAAAATTTCATAATAGACCAAAGTGTATTATTCACTAACTATACATTATCTAACGCTAGAGAATGTCCAGTAGTAACAGATGATTGCCCTACACAAACACCACGAATTTATGTGTCAACAGATGACGGGGCGACTTTTAGTGTTATAACCCTTCCTTTTCAAGCTTTACCAACATATCAGATCCAGGTAAAGATTGAACCTATTCGCACATCGGAAGACGCGCATGTAAGATTAAATGGGTATATAAACGTTATTTAATCATCGTAAAGATCATCTTTCTTATTATAACGAATAAGAGAACAATTCTCCCTTATTAGTTTTTCTACAAAGGCAAACATCTTAAGTCCATTTTTTTCACAATAAGATTTTAACACAGAATGTGTTTTACTATCGATTTTAAGGTTTTTATTACGTTTTGGTTTGTTCATATAATAATAAGTATGAAAAAAGTATGATTCTTTTCATACTACACCGAAAAAGTCCCCGTACTTTGATAAAAACCATAGTATTTATTATAAAACCAAGAATAATATTTAATTAAAATAAATTAAGAGATGAGTACAAATCAAGTAGTAGTATCACCAGGTGTTTATACATCAGAAAAAGATCTTTCTTTTGTTGCCGCGAGTGTAGGGATAACAAGCCTAGGAGTGGCTGGGGAATCAGTGAGAGGACCAGCATACCAACCAATCTTTGTTGGGGACTATGACACATACACAACTTATTTTGGAGGACAAAATACAAGTGTGTTTACAATAGGGGCGACAAAAGTCCCTAAATATGAATCTACCTATATTGCAAGACAATATTTAGAAGAATCAAATAACATGTACATGTCACGTGTACTAGGACAAACTGGGTACGACGCTACAGAAGCTTTAGTTATTAATGTTAGGGCGGCTTTAACTGCATCTACAGGGAATGTAGACGGATTAGACCAAGTCCAAGCAGGACAAGCTGTTTCAGCAATGACAGCCTGTGTAATTAGAGCAAGAAAAAGTACAACATCTACAGGTACATTCTCTCAACCTAACTTCGGTCTTGTAGTTAGAACAAATGGAACATATACTGCTAATTCGGTGTCTAATACTAACCCACTTAATGCGGCTGGTACTGCAATAACAGGAATTGGTGGAGCACCTAGAGCAACTTTCGCAACAAATATAGCTCCTTATGTTTATGGACAATGGCAAAATGCATCCGACGATTTTGTAATTGAGGCAACACAAATAGGTGGTGCAGTATTAGATTCATGGGTTGTTAGTTTTAACCCTAATAGTAACAATTATATTCTAAAAGTTTTAGGTACTGATCCTTATTATGACTCAGCTAATCCTGATGCGAGATTGTATGTAGAACAATTCTACCCACAAGCAATGCAACAAATGGGTAAAACTTGGGGTGGTTCAGCAACATTCAAGTACTTAGATGCCTTGAGAGACATGTCTTTCTATAATTTACCTAGTTCTTGGTCTAATTACAGTGATACTTGGCAACCAATTGTTGCATCTGATGGTCCTACAACACCTTGGATATATTCAGAAGTTAGAGGTACTGAAATCGTTAAATTATTTAGAATTATCACAATTGCTGATGGTGACACAGCTAATAAGTTTCTTAAGTTTAGTATTGTTAACATTGACATTGATAACGTTACTTTTGACTTAGCGGTAAGAAGCTTTGATGATACTGACGCAAAACCAGTAATCTATGAACAATATAGAAACCTATCAATGAACCCAGTGAGTCAAAACTATATTGGAAAAAGAATTGGTACACTTAATGGAGATTATCCTTTAAGATCGAGGTACATAATGGTGGAAATGGATGAAAACGCACCAATAGATGCATTAGCATCAGGGTATGGTGGATATCCACATACAGATTATGGAAACTTAAGTGGAAGAACAGGGGGTGGTATTTGGTCAACTGTTTCACTTCATACAAGAGTTGAGCCATACTTAACTTATAATATTGAATACGATACAATTACGGATAATATTAGAAAAACATACTTAGGTATCTCAAGTAAAACAAATTACGATCAAGATATATTTGATTACAAAGGATGTGGAACGATTGCAGGTACTGTATGTGCAACGGCTTGGACAGGACATACATATGGATTCCATTTAGACACTAGAGCGTCTGGGTCAACTTTCTTAGGAGGAGAGAATATTGGAGATAAAAAAATATGGTTCTCAGGTTCAGTAGGTACATTCCCATTCTTTACTACAACAAGTATATATGCGGGGACAGCTTGTGCTGGAAAATACTATGGAGCAGGGTGTGATGACTCTACATCCACAACTCTTAACC